CATATTGAGATAATACGCATTATAATGTGTGTTGTATGCTAACAGATCGATTAACACCGACAATCCAGATCCATCGAAATCATAATCTTTAAAAGCCGTCTGATTGCGTAGAAAATCCTTGAGATTAGTCTTGATAACTTCAAAGTCGAGTTCAGTAATTTGTAGTTTTTCTGGCATAATTCCTCAACTATCGTATTCGTTCAAGCAAAAAGGATGTGGTGAAAGGTGTGGGTTGAATGTCGATAAAAAACTCAAGTCGCACTTCATACGCATTGAGATCTTCTTTAGGAAGCACATCCACACGCCGAATGGTAGCACGAGGTTCAAAGTTTTTAATAGTCTCCTCAATAAATCGTTTGAGAGAATGAGCAGTTGACTCATCGACATTCTCAAAGAGCATCTGCCGAATATTGGATCCCAACTCAGGACGAAATGGGCGCTCATAATGATTTGTCATGATCAAATTGTAAACAGATCGCACAATAGCATTACCATCTTGTAGGGTTGTCACATCCTTCTTGATGGGATGAATGCTAAAATTGAGATCCAGATCTTTATAGATAGACATATTAGTATTTATTACAATCCACGAACACGAGGCACACTAATAGAAGGCAAGGGTGGCACCTGTAATTTTTGTAAAAAGCTAGGCACTCCAACTTGTTCTAAAATGAACTTAGCACAAGGATCACGCATCGCAGAGTTTAAAGCAAATCCAAATGCTGCGTTTTTGAGTTGCGCCACGCATTGACTCAAAAAATTAGTATCTTTGCTAACAATAGCAGAAATTTGATTTTTCAAATTAACTACCAGATCGGTAATTTCAGAAATTGCGACTATCCCGTTGTTTACACGAGTAATCACAGAATTAATTGATCCTGCGATTCCATTCAATTGATTTTGCGAAAATAATCCCGTCGTTGCACCGATAATATTCAAACAACCTTTTGACCCATCTATAAAATTCGACATATCATTCATCATTTTACCAATAGTGGCTATTTGTTCAAGCCCAGGGACAGTTATTCCGGTGCCTTGCAAAACACCCGAAAGACGATTCGTGTGTAATGTGAGAGCTGATAAACTAGCACTAAGATCGCTGAATCCTGTACCAGATAAAAAGGTTGCTGCATCCCCACTCGAAATAGAACCACCAGTTATACTACCTGATGCGATTTGTGTCAATTTGCTCTGAAGTGTGGTGATTGAATTAGAGACGCCACCAATAGCCCCAACCATCGGATTTGAAAACAACGCTGATCGAGCACTTGATGTTAACTCCGTAATAGCAGCTTTTGCTCCATCAGTGACACCTGAGGTAGCAGCACCAACGACACCACTCAAGCCTGGAATAACAGGAATATCAGTAGGAATACCAAATGGCATATTATCCTATAAACGTGCTATTTGACCCCTCAGCAATGAAAGACTCACAATCTATGGGATCACCAACCCGTGCTGCTGGCATACCGTTGATAAAAGTTGTGCTAGAACCCCCAATAACGATTCCTTCATGACAGGTGACACAACAATGTTCTTCATATTTATCACCCACTCGCAACGCAGGAATACCATCAATAAACGTGTCTGGCGAAGCTGAAATTGATGGTCTTGGTGGAAAACAATCATGCCCCGTACACATATCCCCTAATCGTGCAGCAGATCCCATAGATTATGTAAAGATAATGCCGCCAGGACCAGGCGTATCCTTCTCCCTATTCGCCAATAATACCAAATTTTTCGTATACAATCCACCAGGTGTTATAGGTGTTGGTTGTCCAGCAACTATTGGCCACCCCTGAGGATGATATGAACAAACTTTATTAGGAGCTGACGAAGCGCGATTACCTTTACGATTAAAACTTATATGAATCCATGCTGATTCTCCATATTCGAAAATCAATTGATCATAAGGAAGATTATCCTTTATCCATTTAGCCTTTTCATACAATTGTTTAGTAGACTGCCCTGGCCATTGAATATCTGCTGCTTGCCCCATAGGATGTTGTGATTTACCCCCAGCAGACTGCTCTGATCTAAATGCAGAATTGATTCGAAATCCTGGATATTGTTTCAGCAACGGCTCTAGAATATTTTCAGCCAACGCTTTTAAATTACAAATAATCTCTTCAGCAGTTTTACCATACTGTCCTCCCAAAGGAATCTGATGTTGAAAAATTGTTGCGTTGGTTAAATGTTTAAGTTTAAAGTGTGATGATAACTGTAATTCATAATTGATACTTCCTCCAGACAACGAAACACCTTCACATATTGTTTTTGGAGTAATCGCGTCTGGTAAAGGACGAGTATCAATAGTAGAATCTTTTGGAAGTGCTGCTATCGGAGGAGTATTTATTGGCGAATTTAAGCTTGCTGCGTTATTCGCATTTGCGCCCCCATCGATTGGTGCTTCTGATCCTTCTAGTGCAATTAATTTTTGCTCTGATTCGTCTGTCAATGCATCGAGTACATCTTGGGGTGGTTTCAACAAACTTGGCAACAATGGATCAATCATGATTATGCCAGGATTAATTTGTGTAGTCGCACCCTGTATGGTGACGGTCCCTGCGCTAAACAATGTAACAGAAGAGTTTCCTGACGTGATAAAGGAAGAGAGAGCGCCCAAATCAATATTATTTCCTGCTACTCCAGATATATTTTGTCCAGCATATGTTTTCACAGAATTGTTGGCAGTCATAATAATAGTATTTGCTTCCATCACAATATCTTTGGCAGCTTTAATATTGATGTTTTGAGATGATGTAATATTGCAATCACCTGCCACGTAAATTTGCTTATCGGCTAATACGAACTCATAACCAGCTCCGCTTGTTTTCACCACTACTGTGCCATCGTTGTGCATTTCGATAAAACTTCCAGATCGGTGATAGAAATGAATCCTCTCTGCTCCTGGAGTATCATCATATTCAAATAAATGCCCCGATTCCGTTTCAATTACCTTATTATAAGGATATTTGGCATAATAAGGAGTTGGAGGTTCATCGAATGTTCGCACATAGGTTGTTGGTGCATTTTTGACCACAGAGTCTTTTTTAGCTTGAACGATAGTCTCTTTAATCTGCTCATTTCTAGCCACACGACTGATTGTTGGTTCATTGATTACATTTGGGTATCGTTGAGCGTTGGGAAATTCGATAATTTTGACTCCCACACCCGAAGTAGATTGTAATTTTTGAGGTGGCCTTGGAGATTCTTTTAATTCAGAATCAGTTCGTGGATCTGAAAACCCCACAGTCTTATCTAATAATCGATCAGGAATGCCAGGCAAAATTCCCATCATCACAGGATGTTGAGCGTTAGGTCCATCTAAATAAAAACCCATCACATAGTCGCCCTCTTTAAACATTAACATAGATGAATCAGTGAGTGGCATCAATGGATGCGCCCAAGGCAATTCAACTGTAGGAATCAAAGACTTGTCCGCTGTGTGCGCACCAGCAATGCGAACACGACACCGACCCAGTTTGAGTGGATCAAAACGATCCTCTACCACTCCAACCCACCACACAAACCCATCATATCCCATGTAATTTGATTCTTGTAACATTAGATACTTATTGCAGCTTTAATTAGTTGAGAAGTATTAAGTGTCTGTGGATAAGAAACTGCAGTTGATTCCTTTGCCAATTCCAAATAACACATATGACTTTGACGATTAAGCGAATGACGAAGAGCGGCGATAAAGTATTTACCACTATACAATTTATCAAGTGGCTTTTCTGTTTTATCAGGCATGATAAGCGATGGAAATTTTGCGTTTAAAACTTGTCCTACACGAAACTCTGTATCGCCAGGCATAGAAATATTAACGCGAGAAGAATGAAGCAACGACAAATACATATTACGTTGAATAAGCCACTGTTCAACTTTATTTGGAAGTGCCACTCCACTGAGACCTCCATATTTCAAGTTATCATGTCCCAAGGTCGTTGGATACATTCTCAAAAGAGAATTAAATTCACCTTCAAGAGTTGTGCCACGTCTCGTCATAAGATTACTAGTCATATTTTTATCATTTAGATGTTTGGTTTTCTTGAACATTTCCGACGAACTGAGATTCATGGATCCTATTCGCTGACGAACAGGATCAATTGTAATCACAGATCCGGAATACATTCCAGAAGAAATATTTTGAATAATGTCAAATCCGCATGGCATTTCCCATTCATACAACGTTTTTCCAGAAGTCTCTAGATCAGGTTCTGATTTATCTGTTTCAAATCCTAAATTTCTCGGTGATACTAATACATCTCTAATAGGTGTTCCCTGGCTCAAGAGTTCCAGTGGCGTAAAATGAAATCCATCACGATCTTCAAAAAAAACATAAGATGGACTCGAATAGATAGAATGTATTGCCATTCGGCTCAACCAATTAATCGCAAAAAATGGATTCCAATTTGGAATAACAATAGAATGAGTGCCTACTGTTGGATGTATTTGAGATGTTGGAATTTTTTTTGAATCAATTTTTAAATAATTACGAGCAATATCACGAACAATACTATCAATGGTTTTACTCTGATACGTTTTTGATACGCGACTCAATTCATTAATAAGTAATTCTTCAGAGCAAAAATGAAGAACAAACATTTCATTCTGTGCGTTGATACGCTTTCTATCTGTTAATTTATAAATGCGAAAGATTTTTGAATATTTTTGAGAACTTGATGGTTTTTCAAATTCCACACTGAAATATTCAAATCCTGTGATAGGCGATTTATTAATTAAATCATTCGAATCATGTAAAATAATATTGCCAGTAATTACCGGGCTCAATATGTCTTCATAAATATTAATTTCATCCAAAATCAATCGAACATCTATCACAGCGCCAGTACTACTAATAATACTTGCCGCAACGAGACGATAATCAGTCGCTAATTGAACGCCTTCTTCTGGAGGTTGCGCCATAATATACTATATGGAAAGGTTTGCAAGTTCTGTCTTAGCTAATGAAAGATAGTCAGGTTTTAAAAGTCGAATGTTGCGTTTGCTCTCATTCAGTGTTTCTTCGTAAGCATAACTCGATACGCTTGCGCGAGTGGTTGTAACAGTAACAGTAGATCCATTAGAGAATGCAAAAGATTGGGGCACAACTGAGGACAACGAATTATAGGTAGTCAGATCAATAATATAAGTCGCTGATGTTGAATTACCCACACTGTTCACCTTTGATATCGTTTTTGTGTAATGATGAATTTGATTTTTGGCTGCTGCTATCGATCCATATTGATTGATAATATATGATTGAAAATTTTGATAAGTTTTTGGCCAGTCAATAATGGGGTCTATAATATTGTTGAAGAGAGTCACCACCCAATAATAGTCCACACTTCCATACAATTTATCTGCAATAATTTCTGGCAAATCACTCTCTTTAACACTATATGGATAAAACAATCTAGCGTTTTCACTAATAGTTTCACGAAAACTAACTCGGCGAAAAATATTCGTGCGCAAATCAGGAACTTCCGTAGCTGACGGATCCAATGAATATGTCATGATGGGAAAATTACTGAAATATCGAATAGACATTAGAAGCCTTGCTCCACATCTTCTTTAGTGATATAGGATGTCTCTTTAAAATTCAATTGTAATTGAATATTTGTAGGAGTGCCATCTTCAAAAACTGCAAATTTTCCACTTTGTCCATAATTCACAGTCACGTTATCGAGGACGCATTGAGACTTAATTTTTCCTAATTGCCAAATCTCCCCCGTGCTACCATCACCCATACGCCCATAAAATCCAATATCAAATTGAGACGGAGGAATATAATATCTTCCTGCATCATTAGATATAAATTCAGGAGCTGAATGAAACTTAAACATTTGAATAATCTCAATAACAGACTCCGCTTCTTTTTTGTTGCGAGGAGCAAAAATAAATTCAAATTGAAATTCGCGTAACGTAGGTGATTTGTATAAAACTTCAACTCCAGGATTAAATGCATATCCTGTTGCTTGAACTGCTAAATTTGTTCCTGCATCCCCAAGTCCTAACCCCGTAGCAACACTTTCCGCTCCGGCTGCCAACGTAGTATTTGCCTTACCAGCAAACAGATTCCCAGCATTGCCGGTCACTGCCTTCATTATTCCAGATATCCATGACCTTCCCGTATTGAGAGCTTCCAAAGCCAGACCCGACTTTCCCATGATTTCCTGAACATTAGCCTCGTCCCAACTATTTTTAAAATTCCAATTCAACGTATCTGGCATATATAAAAGTATACTTTGCTTCGTTCCAACAACTTGAGGTCTAAAGAATTGCGAGACCTGCCATCCCGCACCCTCACGGTTGACATTCCCAGCTTCGCGTGTTTTCCATATGGCATCCTGTTGATCTTTCATTGTCCTAAATTGGTCTGAATCTCCAAAACTTAATTTTTCAGCATACTTACTGCGCATACTCATTAAAACATTAAACTTCATCCAGTACGAAAAACGTTTATTACTATCAACATCAAGTGGATATCTGAGTTGGCTATACTTAAACTTACTTTCTTCTAAAGCACTCAGTGCCCCTGTTCCCTTTTGAGCAAACAGCGGATTAATTGGATTGGGTTCAGCCATTGTAGAGTCCTTGTAATAAATACAACTGAGATTATTTATATGACCTATCGTGGTAAATTCGTCCCCAAGCACCCTCAAAAGTATCGAGGAAACCCCCATCAGATCATCTATCGATCATCTTGGGAACAGCAAGTCATGCGTCAACTGGATCTGCATCCCCAGGTAGAGTGGTGGGCATCAGAAGAACTACCCATCAAATATGTCTCACCTGTTGACCACTGTGTGCATCGGTACTTTCCCGACTTCATCGTCAAGGTGAAGAAGCAAGATGGGTCCAATGTTACCTATATTCTAGAGGTCAAACCCCTCGCTCAGACCACCCTACGGACCCCCAAACGACAGACGCAAAAGTTTCTACAGGAAGTCAAGACATATGCAGTCAACCAAGCAAAGTGGCAGGCAGCCGAAGAGTTTTGTAAGGACCATGGTTGGGAATTCAAAATAATCACTGAAAATGACCTCGGGCTCTAATAAATACTTCTATGGTTCAAACACTACTTCAGCGACTTGATGCGTCCCTAAAAAAAGAGGGATTGACTCCAGGCACTCGTAAAGCACAAGCATGGCTGTTACAAAAAACCAAGAATCTCAAACCAAGCCGTCAAGCCTTTCTAAAAGATCGCGAACAACAACGAAACAAAACGATTGTAGGCAGAATGTACCATTTCTTCTATGATCCCAAACTCAAAGAGACGTTGCCATACTATGATCGGTTTCCACTTGTTATTCCTATTAAGCAGTACTCAGATGGGTTTCTGGGGCTTAATCTACACTATCTTTCACCCAAAAGGCGAGTTCGTCTACTAAATAAACTGAGTGCATATTTAACCAATGATCAATATGATGAAAAGACACGGTTTCGGTTATCTTATGATATCCTTCAACGAGCAACCAATATTCCTGAGTTTGAACCCTGTCTGAAACGATATCTGTATCCTCATGTGGAGTCACGCTTTCTAGAAATTCCTGCTGAAGAATGGGATATCGCGTGTTTGTTGCCAACTGAACAGTTTGCCAAAAAGAGCAAAGACTTTGTACATCAAGAATCGGTGAGGAGTATCTAATGCCTGGAAATATTAGTGAATTTTTAGCAGATATTCGAGAACGCGGAATAGCGAAAACCAGTCATTTTGATGTACAATTAACTCCACCTGTGGTTGTTATCGAGCCTGATTCAACAGGCATCGCACCACTTTTAACACTTCGATGCGAGTCAGCTGAATTGCCTGGAAGACAGATTGGCACAACAGATAATAGAATCTATGGACCAATCTATAAAACACCCTATGACTCCATCTATGCTGAGACCACGTTCACCTTCGTAGACACAGCAGAAATGGATATTCGTAAATTTTTTGAAAGATGGATGAATCAAATCTTTGATTCTGAAACCAATACAATACATTATATTGATGATATCGTAACTGATATTTTCGTAAGACAGTATGATGTCAGTGGTACCACCGAATCTCTCAATACTATTCTTCAGTTTCAATTATTTCGGGCATTTCCAACTAACATAAATCAATTAACTACATCGTGGGGTGATGATGCACCCCACAAACTAAATGTAACATTCTTCTATGAATATTATATTATTGATGAAAAGAAAATGCAAACAAATTTTGCGACAGTTAATGATTTAACAGATCCGACTCAATCCCCAGCTTTTTATGAAGCGACACCCAAATCACTTGAAGATTTAGAAGATACAACTAGAAATTTTCGAGAAATTGCAAGAATAGCGGAAATTGAAAAAGAATTACCTGGATACTCAACTAAAACTCAAGCCACGAATCCACCTAGTTCTCCACCAGGCACTGGTGGAGCTGGCACTGATAGTGGAGAAAGGGCGGAATTGCAACGTGCAGGAGAAGTTTTGAGGCTCGCCAAACAATCCAATGCCGACACCCGCCGTCTCATACAGAAGATTAATGAGGAGAATGAAATGCTCAAGCGAAAAGTTAAAGGAATACTTCCTGGGTCCACATCAATATGAGGTGAATTATGGCATTACCAAAGATAGATGTACCGATATATGAGACGGTGTTGCCGTCTGGCACACGCGTACAATATCGTTCATTTCTAGTCAAAGAAGAAAAGTTGTTTTTGATGGCTGCACACTCAGATGATTCAGAAACAATTATCTCAAATATTAAACAAGTCTTATCTAATTGTCTTATTAGTGGTCCGACGATTGATGAATTACCTATTTTTGATATAGAATATTTGTTATTGCAAATTCGGGCACGATCTATTGGAGAAATAATCAATCTTCGTTATAAGTGTAACGCAACAATCACTAAAGATGATGGTACACAGGCAACATGTGGAACCAAATCCGATTATGAGATCAATCTTGTTAATTTTACTCCAACAACATTTCCCGATCACACAAAAACAATTATGTTGACAAACACAATTGGAGTGGTGATGCAGTATCCTTTGTTTTCAAAATTTTCCAAGGCTTTGATTGAAAACTTCACTGCGGATGATGCCATTGATATTATTCTTAGTTGTATTGAAAGTGTGTTTGATGAGCAAAGTGTGCATTATATTAAAGACATTTCTAAACAGGAATTATTAGAGTTTATTGAATCATTGTCTCCACAACAACTTAAAAAACTTGATCATTTCTTTAATACATTACCAAAAAATACTTTGACTGTTAATTTTGTCTGCCCATCGTGTAAACATCAGGAAATTATTGAGGCTAAGGGAATTGAAAGTTTTTTCGTCTAATCTTTCGTTATGATACATTGGAAAACTATTTTCGAACAAACTTCGCTATGGCTCAACACCATGGATATTCTATTCAGGAATTAGAAAATATGTTGCCATGGGAACGTTTAATCTATATTACTATGGTTAACCAATACGTGAAAGAAGAAAATGAAAGACTAGAACTCAGAAAAAAGAGATAGAATATGCCAATAGAAAAACCAACAACTGTCAAGTTTGATGCTGACACTAGAAAAGAAGTGTTATCTGCGCTGGGTGGCATCAAGAAAACACTTGAGGAATCCAATAAATCTGAAAAACCCGAAACAGTATCAGACAAGATAGCAACAAAGTTGGCAGAAGGAAAGGGTATATTTTCTTCTTTGAAAGAATCGTTAGTAGAACGCGGTAAAGAAAAAACAGAATCTTTCAAAAAAATGCTTGATCCTGTGAATATCATCAAATCCATGACAGGAGACAGTAAGTTAGCTGGTGTGTTGACTGCGAAAGCTTTGGGACGATCAGAAGAAGAGATTAGAAAAGAAGCTGGATTAGAACCAACCACACCGGACTCACCAGAAGATATCACCGAGAATCCTAAAGAAATTGGTGGAGTTAATGATTTATTAAAAACACTTAATGTAATTGCAGTTCGTGTTGATCAGATTGCTAACTCCATGGGGGCAACACCAAAAGTAACTTCAGAAGGTCGTTTATATGAAAAAACCGAAAAAGGAGCAAAATTTCTAACAAAAGACGACGCTAACCAAGAAACGGCAATACTCAATACACTCTTAGATATCAAAAAGAGTCAAGAAGAAAGTGTTTCACTAGAAAAAGAAATTGTTGATGCAGAAACCAGTCAAGATAAAATCTTAAAAGAAAATGCAAAGCTGGCTGAAGAAGCAAATGACGCTGCTCGTGAAGCTGCTCGTGAAGCTGGCAAGAAAGCTGGTGGAAAATCTCCATCATTAATGAAAGGCAAAAATAAAGAAGATCAAAAAGATGAAAAAGATCAACCTGAAGATCAATCTGGATTTGGTGGTATGTTATCTAGTGTATTGGGTATCATTGGTGGCGCCAAAACAATTGGGGGAACTTTTAAAAAAGGAATTGGCGCCGCGAAATCTATAGGAGGAAGTATACTCAAAAACGTTGGTCTCAAAAAAATTGGTAAAATTGGTAAAATTGGTGCAATTGGTGCTGGAATTGCTGGAGCAGCTGCAATGCCTTGGACAAAGATAGCAGAAACCAAAGTTGCTGCTGATGGGGCTAAAGCCGTAGCAAAGACTGCAGGTACAAAGGTTGTGGCTGAGGGTGCCGAAGCTGCTGCAAAGACTGCAACAAAAGAGGGACTCAAATCAAAAATTGCTAAGATTATCGCTAAAAAAGTGCCAAAAGCATTGCTTGGTGCTGTGGGGAAATCTGTGCCTCTTCTTGGAGCCGCAATAGGATTGGGAATGGCAGTGGGTCGTTTGGTTAAAGGTGATTGGGTCGGTGCTGGTCTTGAAGCTGTATCTGGACTTGGATCAGCTGCAACAGCCATTCCTGCTACAGTAGCATCACTCGCTCGCGATGTATATACAGAAGCATATGAAATAGAACCAGAAAAAGACCCCTCAGCTGGACAAAGAATGCCAGAACTAACACAAATGGTGCAAAGTGCAGCTACAGATTTTCTTCAGAATAAAGGTGAAAGTGCTCCCGAACCAAGTTCACCCGAACCAAGTTCACCCGAACCAAGTTCACCCGAACCAAGTGCTCCCGAACCAAGTGCTCCTAAACCAAGTTCACCTACTGGGGAACCAACATATCCCACATCTACATCTCCCACAACAGATATTAATGCATATGAACCAGTCAAACAAACTGATGGAGCAAAAATAGATCCTGAACCCATCAAACGAACTGATGGCACAAAAATGGATAGCGTATCTCGTGAGAATGAAAGATCAAAAGAAGAGAAGAAAAGTAATGCTAATGTTGTAAATGCACCGATAACAAACATTAACAACAAAGGAGCGACGAATAATAATATTATTACAGGTATGCCCAGCTCTCGTACAACAGAATCAAGTTGGATAGCATCAAGAAATAAAAACTACGTTCCCATATAAGGTTCATATCAACAGACAGCTGCCAGTTCCTTATAACCGAGCAAATCAGTTCTTTATTCAGTGTCCGCCAACTTCTGAAAGTAATCTAAATCATCATCAGTAAGTGTCGTTGCAGGTGCAGTCGTTTTGACGGATCGCAGATCATCTTCAATCGTCGCGGTTGCCTTCATCTTTGCGGATTTAGCACTCACTACTTTTGAAAGATCAGCTGCTTTAGAAGAAGCCATTTCGCCCAGCACCTTATCGAGTTTTGCCTTGAGAACATCATAGGATTTATATTGACTCGCCGCAGTGAACTCAGTCAAGGAATACTCCTCGTGCCAAATCTTCTCTAGCTGAGCATCGTCGGGCAGCAATGAAGCAACGCCATCAAACTCACTCTTGTCATAATTTCGATAGCCTTCTACATTACGAACCTTCAATTTCAGATTAGCCCCCTCATACAGGTGAAATGGATTCACGGGCTTCTCATCCTGAAACTGTGGATTCATCGCTTCGTTAATCTTATCAAAAATCTTCTTGCCAAATCTAAACAACTTAACTTTCTTATCGTGTTCCGGCATTGCGGAATCAGCTACAATATAGATGTTAGAAATATAGACAACCTTTCGCTTCTGCTTACGAACGATGTCTTTATTGGATTCAATGCCCGTTTTCCAAAGACCGTTATTATACTGGCACACAGGACAGTCTTTACCGATTGTGGTGGGGCACTCTTCAATATACCAACCCCCAGGACCCTGAAATCCATGGGAAAACTTACGAATCCACGGCAATCCATTTTCACCGTCTTTTTCTGGAGACGGCAAAAACCGAATCACCGCATAACCATTTCCTGCTTTGTCTACAGTAGGTTGCCAGAATCGCAAATCCTCTGAGGACGATTCTCCCTGACCGCGACTCAGGTCCTCAAGAGCTTTGGTGAGTTTGGCAAGATCATTACGTTTAAGTGATGCAAAAGATGACATAAAAACCTCCTATAAAAAAACAAGTATTAATTTGTCCACAACACCATAATGAATAACATATATTAGTATATAGTATTACGCTGTCACGGTCAAGTTTTTACGCAACAATTGTTTTGATTTTTCAACATCAACCGTGACAAATGGATCATACTTCTCACAGGTGAATAGAAATTCTGGTGTTCGAATCGTATCTCGAATCTTACTTTTCCACATTGGAAAGAAATTTAAAACACGATTCAACACAATAAGTGTCTCTAACACGATCCGATGTGACCACACTGCCGTCAACAATAATGGATATTCCTGATGCACATAGATCCATTCATTGAGATTGGGTGTTTGATCGTGTAACCAGCGTATATCTTGTTCCACTTGATACATAAGCGATTCGTGGACTCTTCGATATGTCAAATACCGATCATGTGCCTCTGTTGCGACTAACATGCGACTATACAAATGAGGATCAAATAAACAATTCGCCACTAATAAATCTTGAAATCGTTCTGGAGTTTGATATAGTTTGGCTAATTTAGCAAAAACAAACCGATCTTGACGTAATTCAAACTTTTTCTGCGTAAGAGTAGTTTTTCCATGATACTTGAAATAATCATAGGACGCACGGGTGAAATGCAATCGCATGGCAAAAAACATTTCAGCAGCATCAAACGGAGACATCATAAAGGCAAACGTCCATACCGAGGAATCAAATGTAAATCTTCAGCATCCTGTGCAATCAACGCCTTTAATCGATCATCCATCAATAACAATGCAGATTCCAGTTCCAAATCAATTTCTTCACAGTAATGTACCACAGATTCAATGTAATTTAAATCGTGTTTTTGTGAAGTTGACACAATCGCTCTGAAGAACGTTTCTTTTTCCTCCCTGGTGGGCATTAGAAAGCTTTCTTGACGATCGTTTGATAGAGCCTTTCAAACTCCTCATGTTGTGCAACCTCTTCATCGAAGTTCTGTTTGTAATGAACCTTGACGAGTTTGGAGACAAGCTTTTTTGGCAATTTAAGATCACCAGAGACTTTCTTGATAGACTCGCGCACGTATTCCCGCTCACTCTCTGCGCGAGCCAGACTCTTGGATGTTTCAGTCAACGCAGTGGATAATTTCTGCTTCTCTTCTAAACTGAGTGTGGGGATTTTAACTGTTGACACTGTAGACATAATGAACCTCCATGATAAAAATAATGAACTACAACTCTCGATCACGATAAAAGATGTGATCGCCAATTTTTGCGACTCGCAACTTTTCTCGCACCCAACTAGGTTTCACATAAACCGCATGAAAATATTGCGCACGTCCCAATAGAACAAGTATATCGCGATCAAAGATATTTTTCAAACTTTTTTGTGCTATAAGTTTGGATTCTTTCCATAAGTGAGGATTAGGTGGATAATACCGCATACAATGATAAGAAAATTGGCAGATTCGTTTACTCCCTACCATAAGGGACTGATGCACTACTCCACAAACAGTTCGCGGGTACTCTTTAATCGCAGTACGATTAAGAATCACCAGTGCAACGGCTTGTTTTCCTATATGCGATTGATTTGCAGCTTCATAGTAAATGGCTTGAGTTAAACAAACTTCTTCCTGTTTCGTATATCTGGGTGCTGCCCCCCAAGGTCGCACAAGCTCACTATCCGTAAATTTTATTAAGCTATAATCTGCATGACCGAGTGTGGTAGGAGTAAATGCATCTACACTCAACATAACAATCAATAAAAGAACCCCCATCATCCTCCGAAGATAATAGGGAATCCACACACTAATTTGTGTATGTTTCATGTATATGGGGAAAACAAATGGGTGGAAGACAACATCTTCCACCCAAAGTTATAAGATTACAAACCCAACCAACGCATAGCATAATGAGCAGCAGTGCTGACAACCACAACAGCGACCACCCACTGCCACTCAGTTAAATATGAAAAAAGATCATGCATATGACCCTCCTGGATTAAAATATAATTGCATTAATAAAAACACACGTTCACTCACTGTCATCTCCAATAATAGAGTTAAGAGTATGAAATTTTTGAATTCGTCTATATACTTGTACACTATATTTATACTTTGGAAAATGCCAAATCTGTGGAAATTCACCCGTTGAGACGCCAATAAGAATGGCGATAGATGGGATCTCCTTTCCAAATCGCTCTTCAGCAAGAAGCGCATAGGTTGTTGCTTGATGAAAATAGTCTAGAATGCCATCCTCATATTTGGGTTTATTAGATCGTTTGAAATCCAAAATAGTATACTGCCCATCCCACGTACAGATACAATCAGTACGCCCAGCAACTTTCAATGCATCACTATACAGTGGCACTT